CGTAACATAGATAAATATAATATATATTCAATCTTAATTCGTTATTTATTCAAATCCTTCAACTTTTTTTTCCATATCCTTGTATTTGTTAGCCAATTCTTTTCTGAGAAACTCTTCACTATTATTCATCTTATCTTGTGTCTCTTTTCCAAACTGACTACTACCTTCGTGTATTTTTACAACACCAATATTAGTATTAATTGTGGATGGATACGTAACACCATCAATACCAAATCTATTTTTTATCACATGAAATCTACCTGTGTTTGCAATCTTATCTTCTACCTTACGACTCATACTGATAACAAAGTCAGCAGTCATCACTTTACTATAATCTTCAGCTACTTTGTCAGCACCAATCACATCTTCTTCAAGAGCTGAACGATTTGCTTGTGAAGCAGTCCATATTGGAATCTCCAACTCACCAGCTAGTCCACGTAAATCTTCATAGATGTTTCCTATCGCATGTCTCTTTTCTTTAAAATTACCTGTAGGCATTAAGATGTCAGCATAATCTACAATAACCATATCAATATCTACACCACTTAACTCTATCTGTTTTAAATGTGAACCTAAAGTTTGAACCGAAGCAGCTTTGGTTGGAAAGTATTTAATAAGTAGTTTACCAGGTAACTTGGAAAGTTGTTTCTCTACCTCTTCTTTATGATATTTTATATTAGCAGTTGTAACTCCACTAAATATAGAATCATATCTAAGTCCAACATAATTTTCATTTAACTCTAAAGAATAATGAACCACAGTTTTACCTTGTCTAACAACTTCTGAACCAAGAGCTTGTAACGTCCATGACTTACCAATACCAGCAGGAGCAACGACAACACCAAGTTCACCAGGACCTAGACCACCATCTGTTATATCATTAATAACATCCCACGGAGTCTTAACAGTTATCCTAGCAGACTCTTCTAACCTCATCTCTAACGATGGTATATAATCATGACCTAAATCTCTTTCTGAACCAGCCTTCATAGCATTGTCTATGATTGATTTTATACCATCATAGTTTTTATTTTCCAACATATCAACAGATTCTAATATAGCATTTTTCAATGTTTGATTCTTACAGAAGTCCAATGTTTCTGATTGAACAAACTCCAAGTCTGTAGCTTCTATATTCTTCCAAACATCTCGTAACTTATCTACTACACCAGATTTAAGTACATCATTATCTATCTCATCTACCTTATACTTTACAACTTCCAATGTAGGTTGTTTCTTGTATTCATAAAAGTAATCTCTGATGGTTTTTACTAACCACTTGTTTGAATCTGAATCAAACATATCTGGTTCTAATATATCACTAATTGTTTGAATAAATTTTATATCACTCATTAGTGAAGCAATAATTTTTGATTGAAACGATGTTCCAAATTGTGTTAAAGTTTCACTCATTAACTCTCCTTTCTAAAAACAAAAATAGGTTCATATTTATGTCCTGCACCCATAACACTTGATAAGGTTAACTGTAATGTATCTTCTTGGGTAAATCCCAACTCTTTTGAAATTCGTATTGTTTCATCTTCAATGAATTTATACTTTGGTGTATTAGCAATATTGATTAACATATAACTATCTTTTTTTAATCCGTAATAACAATTTTCAATTGTCTTCTTTAAAAACCCATTTACCCAACTATCTTCAGTTGGAAACTTTTTATAACTTTGTGTATCTTCGTCTGAATATTTTTCAGTATCAAAATACGGTGGTGAAGTAAAACATAAATCGAGTGATTCTTTTTTTGGTTTGTATTCTTCACTACCGAGTTTATAAATATCAATCTGTTTTTCAAAATACGAAAAATCTTTTCGCATCTTTAGAAGTCCATCATAAGTTCTACTAGATGGTTCTGTACCAATGTAATGTTTAGTGTTTTTAGCTGTTAAGAATCCCATTAATCGTCCACCCCAACCACAAGACATATCCCAAACTACCTCACCACCAAATTTTTCATAAATTAACTTTGCTGCTGTTGGTCTAAAGTTACTTACTGCTTGAGTACCTGTATATATCTTTAGAGATTGTCTTAATCTATTTTCGTGAAATTTACTTTTTTCACCCTCAACGTGTTTTAAACACCAATTCCAACATTTTCTTATAACCAATTTAAATTTATCATCATTTAAAAAAGTTTCTATAGGAGAATATTTTGCATTACCACAATGTATCTCAACCCAATGTGGAAAATATGTCCAAGCCAATCTTAAACAATGCATTGTCTGTATTATTTGATTGTCAATAAAGATTGTATCAGTATCAAACTTTTTTAACTTTTTCATATGTGATAATCTTTCATCATCACGTACTTTATAATGTGGGAATCCACGTTCACGCCAATAATTAAATATTATTTCAACTCCCTCTTCAATATCAACAGATTCTAAATCATTGGTGACTCTGTGATATTCTAACTCAAGGGAATCTACATTTAAAAACTTATTTAATACTTCGTAATTTACACTCATTTTTTATGTGATTTTTCTGCATAACGATTTAATTGATTAAAGTTAGTCATTAACCAACTTGTTAAATTAGGTAACGCTGTATACAACTTATCTTCTAAAAACATCTTCTCAAACTTAAACTTAATCAACCTATTGATTGGTGCGTTTACTCTGTCTACTATTTTAGTTTTTGTAGAAGCTGAGATATCTACATCAGACAATTGCATTAATTTATAATTTAAGTTTATAGTGTCCTTATGTTCTGGTAATTCGTTTACGACTTCATCCATTTTTACTATACGATTTTCACTAAGAAATGGTAGTTTCTTTTGAATTGTTTTTAGTCCAAGACCACGAACACCACTAATGTTATCTGATTTGTCTCCATCTAAAACTCTGTACCAAATCAAATTGTGAGATGAAATACCATATTCTTCTAGTACAGTATTCTCATCATACATTTTCTTTTTGGTTGGGCTCCAAATCTTTATTCTACCATTAGCTAGTTGTAAGAAGTCTTTATCTGTGGACATAATAGTAATTTGAGAATCAGTAAGAACTTGTCTACAGATATATCCTATGGTATCATCGGCTTCAATGTTATCATAAGACAAAACAGTAAGTGGTAAAGTCTCTAAGTACTCAACTACTCTTTGTATCTGCATAATCATATTCATCTTTTCATCATCTTGTGATGCAAAACTATTAGAACGATTTACACGATACTTTGTTTTTCTGTTTTGTTTATACTCAGGATATATCTTGCGACGCCGACTAGAACCACCCTTGCCATCAAATGCTATAATGACACGGGTAGGTCTAATCATGTTCACGACATAAGCAATACTTCTTAGAAAACCAACTATTCCACCAATGTGGATACCATCCTCATTAGTAGTTGGTATAACACTAAACACTCGGATAAACGTGTTTAGACCATCTATTATTAATACTTTGTCGTTAGGATTCCCATCATCTAATGAGCCACCCTTTTTCTTTATCTCTTCGAATATGGATAAATATTTTTTATTACTCACTAACTTCCTCTTCAACTACAACATCATCAATACCAAAGTTCTTTTCGTATTTAAGAACGACTTTATTACAAATCATTTCATAACAATATGATTTAAATTCATCATCCTCTAGATATTCAGCCCAATCTTTAGATTGGAACTTAATCTCTTTACCATTGTGGTCATCCATAGTATACCAAGCACCACCTTGCTTTACAAGTTTGTGTTCTTTCATAACGTGTAACCAACTACCTTCGTTATCAATACCACTCTCAAAGTAAAGTTCAAAGTCAGCATGTCTCATGGGAGGACCTAGTCTATTCTTTATGACTTGAGCTCTCATCTTCATACCGATAGTGTTTTT